ATTATCTCCCCTACTTCTTACATAGTGTAAAAATACTTGAACATATTCCTTGCCGTCATATTGTCCACGCCAATGATCGGCATCACAACCTAGATACATCATAGCATCACCGGAGTTTAAATCTATCTTAGCTTCACTACCATCGGGACGTTGTATGTAAATAGGCCAATCAGAGTCACCTGATAAGTTAAGTGTCAGACTAATCTCACATGCTTCTCTGTCTCTATGACGTTTTAAGTCACTACCTTCTTTGTATACTCTAGCATAACAATAAGTTGGCAATACAGGCTCACCTAAAAATTTACTGACTTCTGGAGTTTTTTCGCATAGTAGTTCTAAGAACCCAATAAAGTTATAAGCTGTTTGACTGTTTTCGGCCTGCGAATCACCGCACAATTTATTTTCATTTGCGTATTTTTTGAATTCATCAGAAAGTAATTTTGATCTTTCCCTTTCAATGAATCCTGGTACAAATACGTAGTTATTTTGTTTGAGGATAGAGTTCATATTAACGCGGCATGTTTGGATACAAGAGAAGATCGGCGGTGCGTCTTTCTATCCATTTGTCTAATGCTAGTAGTGCCCATTCAGGGACATTTTCCGGACCTGTAAATTTATCGTTGGGAACAGGACCCTTGTATTCTATTTCCGCGTCACCGCTCCAGTACTGTAATGCATGTACATCGTCTGGGATACCACATTGTGAAAGGTCTAAATCAGCATATGCAGAAATATCAGTGTATACTGAGTTGTCATCAATTATAATGGTTAATCTATCAGTTGTAAAGTCATTCCTTACTATCGTCATTTTTTTCATCCTTATTATTTTCTAGCATAAAATTATAACCAGTCAGTACCTCTGTACTACCGGTCGCGGCGGCGTTTAATAATTTCTGAGATACCTCAGTAGATTTTACCATTTCATTTCTGAAACTTTCTACTGCTGCACCTGTTTGTCGTTGCATCCCAGAATTTTCAATGAGTAACATGGGTAACAATGCAACTGTACAGTTCCATTCATCTACACGATTTCCAGTGTTCATATCGTACCCTTCAACTTTTACAAACCATGCACAGTCTAAGCCAGTACATTCTTTTTTAAGTAATGGGCAGATGTTTTTTCTTTTCAATTCCATAAACAGCACCTAAATATTATTATATAATATTTAACTCTGCTTAATTGATGGTACAAATAATTACGTCAACGTATTGAACTGCTAGATTTAAAGTACTAGGCGTCCAAGTAACTGACGTACTAGCCGTCCAGGTTAGTGGGTGAGTGTGACTGCCATCGCCACCTGTCGTACTTGAATAACCATAAGTGTTGTCCCAATTGACACCTAACTTATAGGTAGATCCAGCCGTAATCAGCACACCCAAAAAGCCAGGATTGCCGACGTTAGTGGGTGCACCTGGCTCAGTATAGTTATACGTTTGGCTAAACGGACCTGCAGGATTTAATACGTGACCGTGTGATCCTCCTATTAGGGCACCTGGGTTTTGAGTGCCACTAGCACCGGGTGCCGGAACAGTTGCAGTAGTACTTACTGTTTGTGCAGTAAACGCAGAGCTAAAAGCAACTGACCCACCGGTACCCCCGCCTGATCCACTTACAATTCTAAGTGCATAGTCATTGTATGTGGTGACTTTAGTCCACCCAGTCGGGGCACTAGTTTGTTGAAAAAGAGTTGCAGTTCCTGTTGGAAATATGCTAGTTCCCATATTAATTCCTACTCGCTAAAATTACATCTACATACGCTATTCCAAAACCTATGCTAGCAGTAACTGGACTAGGAGACGCGGTAAAAGTGTGACTATGAGGTCCACCACCAGCAACATCCATCGCACCAGATACCCCGGGTGTCCCAAAAGAACTTCCCGGATACGCAGCCACTGGCCCAAGGCTTGGTGCAGGAACGTTAGTAGCAGGCTGGTTACTAGTAGTATATGTGGGAGACTGGTAAACGTTATGTGTAGTGTGTCTATGAGCACTCATCATTGCTGTGGTAAGAGTTGTACCTCCAGCACTAATTCCAGTAACACCTGCTACTGTTCCCGTAAGAGGATAGGTTGCAAATGCTGATGTAAATGCAACTGTTCCCCCTGTAGACGCAGTACTATTAACTATTCTTAAAGTATAATTGGTGTACGTAGTAATTTTAGTCCAATTAGTGGGTGCTGCTGTTTGCTGAAACACTGATATAGAACCTGACGGTATTGATGCCATGTGTAACCTTTAATTTTTCTGTGCTATAATAACGTCCACATATTGAACAGCCATATTCACTGACGAAGAATATGATACTGTATATGAATTTGGGTGACTGTGTGGTTGGTCACTAGTAATAGGCTGCAATTGTAAATGTGTTGGCTGTAGTGGTGCAGCAAGACCTTGTATAACACGATTTGCGGGAGTTGCTGAAGCATCTAACTGCCAAGTAGGACGTATTATAAAAAGAGGGTTAGTATACCAACCGGGGTCGTGTGTGTGAGCAGGTAACGTAGGACCTGATATATTAGTTGACGCTCCGCTAATAGTCATTGCTCCTGATGCAGTGATAGGTCTACTAGCTAGTTGAGTAGAAAATGCACCACTTCCTCCAGGAGTTACAGTACTATTAGTAAGCCTTATTCCGGCATCGTTATATGTAGTTATCTTAGTCCAACCTGTAGGAGCACTTGCTTGCGAAAAAAGCATTTTGGCACCTGTATATTCGGGTTCGCCGGATGCAGATGCATGATAAACAAATGAACCTTTGTATGAAGCGTATCTTGGCATGATTATATTTATTAGTTATAATATGCTTGCTGTCCTAAAGTTACCCAGGCAGCGTTGACTCTCATTAAAGTAAAGCTATAAATATTAACTCCGGTAGCCGCACCTGTTGGGGCCGCCCCCGATAACCATTTAATAGTCTGGGCCACAGTTGCTATTTGAACAGCAGGAACGGTTGTAGTATTTACAAATGCAGCTACTACTGTAGTTGTATAACCATCTGTAGTAGGAACGTTAGTGAAGTTCAGAGTTGTAGCACCTGCAATGGTAGTGAAATACCATATAGGCCCAGCTGTGCTAGTATCCGCGGAGTATGTACCACTTGTTGATGCAGATATATATGTTGTCCTATCAGATGACAACCCAAACACGGCTGTACCAGTAACAGATAGACTTGTTAATGCTCCGGTACTAGTTATGTTTGGTTGTGCCCCTGTAGTTAATGTACCAGTTACATAATTCGCACTCAACAAATTGCCACCGGACAATGAGTTGCCGGAGCCCATTGTAGTATTAACTAATGTACCTACACTAGTGATATTTGGCTGAGCCGCAGTATAAACTGTTCCTGCAATTAATGCATTACCTACTTGACCGGAGACATTGCCACCTGTTAAACTTGATAACAATGAACCATTTCCACTATGATAATTAGCTGTTACTAAGTTACCTAAGTTTGCATTCCCTCCACTTACATTACCTGTTACAGTTAAACTTGTTAATGTACCTGTACTTGTAACATTTGGTTGAGCGGCAGTAGTTAAAGTACCAGTTAATAAAGATGCACTAAATGTTCCTGTACCTACGTTATATGAAATTTGACTGTTTGCGTTTAATGCATAATTACCAGTTGAGTGATTAGTTATGAATGGAATATAAAATAAACCAGTTGATTGAGTAGTAACCACCTCATAATCACTAACGTTTGAATATGAAACATTTAAGTTTCCTACACGTGTAGTGCTTGTTACAGTAAACGGAGCAGTACCAGTTGCAACGTTACTTGTTAGCGTGCTACCTATCACTGAGTTAGCAGTTAGTATATTACCACCGGTGACATTGCCGGTAGCTGTTAGTGCAGTTAATGTACCTGTGCTTGTAATATTTGGTTGAGCACCTGTAGTTAATGTGCCACCTAATAACGTAGCACTTAGTGCCCCTGTTGCGGCATTGAATGACACAGCACTATTAACACCTAATGCATAATTACCAGTAGAAGTACTATTAATAAGTGCTGGATAGAACGTACCTGTAGTCTGTGCAGTAACTACATTATAATCACTAACGTTTGCGTATGCAACGTTTAAGTTAGATACACGTGTTGTACTTGATACTGTTAATGGTGCAGTGCCAGTAGCAATGTTGCTGACTAGTGTACTACCTATTACTGAGTTTGCAGTTAGTATATTGCCTCCGGTGATATTGCCAGTAGCAACAATCAACCCACCAGTACCTAAATTACCCACGTTTGCATTACCAGATCCGGTATTCAATGTACCTGCTATGTTGACACCGGTACCGGTTACTATTAAAATATTTGCATTACCCGCACTACTTATTGCTATGTTTGCATTTCCTGTTATAGTTATATTACTATTCCCGCCAACAAGAGATGTTACACCAGACCAAGACAATCCACCTGAACCATCTGTTTGTAAGTATTGACCAGAACTACCGCCAGTGATATGTACGTTACCTATAGCACCTAATGCTACATTACTAGCACTCGTAAAGTTTAAAGTACCAGTAGCAGTTATTCCGCTTAACGTACCCAAACTAGTGACGTTGGGTTGTGCGGCTGTTGATAATGTGCCACCTAATAATGTAGCACTTAGTGCTCCTGTTGCGGCGTTGAATGATACTGCATTATTGACACCTAATGCGTAATTACCAGTTGTTGCCCCACTAGCCAGTAGTGGATAAAATGTTCCAGTAGTTTTGGCTGTAACAACACCATAGTCGCTAACGTTTGCATAATCAACGTTTAAGTTAGATACACGTGTTGTACTTGTAACACTGATAGGAGCAGAACCATCTGCAATGTTACTTGATAGTGTACTACCAATAACAGCACCTGCTGTTTTTAAATTACCACCAGTCACGTTACTAGTAACTGTAAGTGAAGAAAGCGTTCCTGTACTTGTTATGTTTGGTTGTGCCCCTGTAGTTAATGTACCAGTTACATAATTCGCACTTAATAAGTTACCACCTGATAGTGAGTTAGAAGCACCAAGCGTAGTATTAACTAATGTACCAACACTTGTAATATTGGGCTGTGCCGCTGTTATAACGGTGCCTGCATATGTAGAATAATTTGCGTTTGCTATTGTACCACTTAACTGACTACCGTTACCTAAGAAATAACCAGCTCTAACATTACCAAAGGTATTAAATGTCATTACCTCGTTGACGGCAGACACATCACTACCAAATGCAAACTCTGCATTTGAATTATCCCATCCCATGAATGCATCTATCGCACCACCGCTATAGTAATGTAAAACCTCTCCTCTGTCTTTACCGTCATTTGATGATAAGGGAACACCATTTGGATTGCCACCCATTTCAATAATGGGATCCTTTACAACAAGTGTAGTAACGTTAGCATATATCGTTGTGCCATTGACTGTTAAATTACCTGAAACAGTAACATCAGTTAACGTACCTGTACTTGTGATGTTTGGCTGAGCACCCGTAGTTAATGTACCAGTTACGTAATTAGCACTTAATAGATTGCCACCTGATACAGTTCCAGTAGCCTCTATTGTAATATTCTTTGCCCCAAGGGTCTTTGTTGTTTTGTTGTATGTTAGGTTTGCATCCGCACCGAATGCACTAGCATCGTTAAACTGAACCTGTGTGTTTGATCCTGCTACAGCAGCGGTTGATTGTGTAACCCAACTTAGTGTACCCGATCCATCGGTACTTAGAACGTATCCACTAGAACCACCTGAGATATGTAAATTGCTTACACTGCCCAATGTCACGTTGGCAGTAGAGGTAAAATTCACTACACCTGATGTATTACTTACGGTCAATCCTTGTAAGGACCCTACACTAGTGATATTTGGTTGTGCACCTGTAGTTAATACAGCGGTTGTATAGTTAGCTGTAACAAGATTGCCTAAGTTAGCGTTAATACTGGATACATTTCCGGTAGTTTTTATTGATGTGTCACTGACTACGAAAACGTTTGAGGTACCGTTGATACTAAATCTTGCGTTACCATTGCTGTCTACGACTATGTTACTGTTTCCGTTAACGATGGAAGTACCACCAGAAACCGAAATGTTTGTCAATAATCCACCATCCCCCACGAAATATGTAGAGGTGACATTAGCGAATGAGAAATTAGCAGTTAAATTTACCCCGCTTGGTTGTAACTTGGTCAGAGACATTGAAAAATCCTTAATACTTAGTATTTAGCTTTTTTGGTTGACAGTAATTACCGAAAATAGTATAATATATACAGTTGAAAGGAGGGTCAAATGGTCACAGTAGCAAAATTAAACGGCAGATTAGTCCAAGTAGTTCGGGTTGCTGAGTCCGTCCCCTTCAGTACTGACAGGAACTGGGTGTTAGTGACTACTGACTTAGACAAGCCAGAGCGTAAAAAAGAGCAATTCAAGTGGGTTCCTGCAAGTACCCAGTTTGAATGGGTCCGGACGTTCTGTTTCTGAGGTTGACAATAAATCCGAAACCTGATATACTACTAGTATGGAAATCGAAATACTATCCCGCAGTAAAAACAAGGGCCTAGTTCAATTACTTGAGCGTAGCGCCCAGTTTTTCGCTGAAAAACTCAATGTTACAAAATGTAACTATAAAGTATTCATTTGTACCAAACGTGGTTTGAAGCGTGAGGGACACATGGGGTTGTGTGCTAAGACCGGCGATCGGGAAATTACTGTTGCAGTTGACGGCGCACTACCACTTCCCAACATCCTCTATACACTTGCACATGAGATGGTGCATGTGAA